GGGTCAGCCTACTACTATGCGTATTCGTGTTCTCCCGCCGTGGGGTAAATCAGCAGAAGGATTCTTTTATTATACTGCTGCACTTCACTATGGGTTTAGTATTGGTGGACGTAATAGGGCACTAGGTTGCCCAGAGTCTATTGATAAAGGCCCATGCCCTGTATGTAAATTCATTGGACGATTGAAGAATGGTACTGGTGATTATGAAAAGCTACTTCAATCTATCCGACAGAATCGTAGGTATTGGGTTAATGTAGTAGATCGTGCTGAACCTGATAAGATTCGTATTCTAGGAACCAATAAGAAATTTATTGAAGCTGTTCTAGATGCATGTGATGACCCTGATATTGGTGATGTTACTGATCCTTCTACTGGTTATGATGTTATCCTAAAGCGTACTGGTAAGGGATTCAATACTCGTTACTCATATCGTATTGCAAGTAAGTCTACTCCTGTTAAGTACGATACTAAGAGTTTGTATTCATTGGATACTGAAGTCATTGAATGGGCAGACTATAATTCAATGGTTAAGTATCTTGTAGATAACTACAGTGAAGAATTGCGTGAGGTTGGATTGAAGTTTAAGGGTGTGAAGATTGATAATGATGAAGAAGATGAGACACCAGTTAAGAAGAAGATTACTAAGAAGAAGATTAAGCCAGTAGAAGATGATGAAGATGAAGAAGTAGAGAGTGAAGATGAAATTGAAGAAGATGATATTGAGGATATTGACGAAGATGAGGATGATGATTAACATGGAGGTATAGAATGTTGGTACTTAGTAGAAACCTTGGTCAGAAAATTCTTATTGGAACAGATATTGAAGTTATCTATCTTGGATTTAATCAAGGTGGACAGATTAAACTAGGGATTAGTGCTCCTAAGGGAGTTAAGATTTTACGAGAGGAACTTAAGAGACATGAAGATATCCCAAATAGTCCCGGCAATTCTGAGTAAAGTTGAAGAAGAAATTAAAAGTGTCAATGATGTCCCTCTTACCATTGGTATATACCGTGCATCAGGTATTGGATTCTGTTCTAGAGCTACTCAATATAAATACATGGGTACTAAAAGTGAATCCATATCACCTGAAACACAATTACTATTCAATGATGGTAAACTACATGAGATAGATATCTGTAATAACCTAGCTAAAGTTGGTGTTGTCTCTAGCCAACAGCAAAGTGTATCCAAAAGATATAATCATAAAGGTGAGGAGTTTGTTCTTACTGGTACTATTGATGGAAAGTTTAACGGTATCTTATTTGATGCCAAATCTATCAGTACCTTTAGGTTCAAGTATCTAGAGAAGAACTTTCCTAAAGATTATATGTCTTATGTTATTCAGGGTCATATCTATATGGATATCTTTAATGATAAGAAGATGTTCTTCTTGTTTAAAGATAAGAATAGTTCATGGCTTAAGGCTCTTGTTCAGAAATATGACCCACTAATTATGAGAGATATTCTTGATAAGATAGTAGAACTTCAACAAGGATTGAAAGCTAATACTATGATCTCTCGTCCTTATGGTAGAGATACATGGCAATGTAAGTTATGTAATTATCGGCTATCCTGCTGGAAACTCCCGATGGAACGACGGACTAGTACCTAGCATCCGGTCGGGAAGGGGTCTAGGATCGAATGGCTAAGGCTCTAGGGTGTCCGGTAAGGGAAAGTCCCTAGCCTGCTATCGCTGGCAGTCTCCGGGCATCCTAGACACTTTGGGAGGGTGGCCGTTATGCTGCAAGGACTTAGGAGCTTCAAGTATAAATTGTACTTTAAGTTTATTCATATAAAAATGTTTAGTCATATATGGATTATCCAATTTGTTTGTAAGATCATTGGCTATCATAAGTATAGATCCATTACTATGAATGGTCAAGAGCTTAAGTATTGTCAACATTGTTTAATTACTAGTACAGGTAGAAAGTTAGATATCATAGACTTGTTAGATATTAAAGTAATGGAAGCTCATGAGCATATGAGATTATGTCTTAGTGACCCTATATTTACTAAGGATGTTTTTCGTATAGCTAGAGAGGATAATGGAAACCCATCTGATGGAGTTTAGGATTCTATCATTCCTTAGAGGCAGAGAACATTACCTTAAATACTCGAAGGTAATTAATGAATCCTTATTTGAGTCACGTCAGAGTAAGTATATCTATAAACTTATTGTATTTTATCATAAGAATACTAAAGGTAAATCCCTCGCACCATTGTCATCTTTGTTTGCATTGGTCAATTCGAGAGTTAAACCTAATGAGGCAGAGAAATATAAGGATGTTATTAGAAAGATCAAAAAATTCCCACTTACTGATGAAAGTATTGCAGATGAAATTGTAAAGAGATTTGCTAAACGACAGATTGTTAAAGCTACTATTATGGATGCAGTACGTTCACTAGATAATGATGAGAATCCTGACATTGATAAACTTAGAGCTAGATTAGATGAAGCATTACTAATAGACAGTACTGAACTAATGGATACTGCTTATGATTACTTCTCTAATCCTATGCATAGATTACAACAGGATAGAGATGAGCCTAGAATTGCTACTCTATTAGACCCTATGCTAGATAAAGCTATGCGTAGAGGATTAGCATCTGGAGAAATCGCTATCGTAGTAGCACCTACTTCTATCGGTAAGACAATGTTTCTAATTAACATTACTTACAATGCAATTAAACAGGGTAAAAAGGTAGTCTATGTAACACTAGAACTTAGTGGTAAGAAAATAGCCGGCAGATTTGACCAGTTAGTTACTAAGAAACCTATTGATTATATTGAGAAGCATCCTGAGATTGTTTATCAGTCTACTAAGAAGTTAAGTCAACACGGAGGGGGACTGAGAATTAAAGATTCAGTAGCTAATAAACTATCAGCTAATGAATTAAGTGTATACTTAGAAAGGATTAGAAAGGACTTTGCTTTTGATATGGTAGTAGTAGATCAGATAGATTTGATGTATTCTCCTAAAGAATTTAAAGAGAGGAGACATGAACTATCTTCTATAATTATAGCACTTCGCAGAGTGGGTGCCACCTTTGGGATACCAATATGGTCAGCAAGTCAAGCTACTCGAATTGCTGGTGCTGCGGGGACTACTACTTTATGGGATATCTCAGAGGATATAGGAAAAGCAAATTGGGCAGATGTTATTCTTACATTGTCACAGGCACCTGAAGATAAAGAAGAAAATGTTATGTTCCTTGATATGGCTAAAAATAGAATTGGAGAGGGGAATCCTAGAGTTATGTTAAATGTTAACTACGCGCTTATGTCTATTCAGGGTGCTAATAAGGTGAAACTTAATGTTCGGGATTGATATAGGTATCTCAGTCTCATCAGTATCATGTATCACGATAGACAATAAAGTTTTAGATTGTACTATCTTATTTGGAGATAAGAAAGATAAAGATGAGTGGCAGAGAGTAGTAAATATGGCTGATACTATAGTAGATACAGTTACTAATATGTGTAAGGCACAACCTAAAACTTATATTGAACCACTAGTATCATTAGAAGAACCAATCTATCCATATCGTACTATGAATCCAAGATCATATTTTAATATGTCATGTCTCTATGCACTCATTAGAAATAAATTAGGTAAGAGAGGATTTACTATTTATTCTATTAACCCAGTATCAGTTAAGAGTACAGCTAAAGCATGGGCATTTAAAGATAAACATCTTAGTAGTAAGCTAGCAATAAGAGGAAGGCTAACAAAGACAGGAATGATTAAAGCATTTAATAAAGTAGTAGGAACAGACCCTATGTATCACACTAAAGTAGGAAAGGAAACTCTGGCCGATTCTTTCTTTATTGCTAGAACAGGATTAGATAGAAAGAGTCTTAATATAACATGAGTAGCCACAGTAAGTATAGTAAGTTCTTACATAACTACCCAATAGAACAGAATGAAAATGCTATCATACATTCTTTACTTATACTGAATAAACTATCTAAGTCTATGAGAATGAAAAGTAAAAGATTAATACACTCAGCAAATAAAGAGCATAAGAGAGGATTGATTCCAAGGGCAGTTACTTGGGAGTATGCGGCTCAATTAATTGAAGATGAAATGAGGGCATTAAATGGGCGTATCCGAAGAATATCTACCGGATCTTGATATTATACCTGAGATAGAAGATAAAGAAACATACGCAGAGAAAGCTGCAATATTTGCAGAATTATGGGATTGGGTAGAGAAGAATGTTTATCGTACTAATGTACTTAAGGGATGGATTACAAGAGGAAGGCGAGATGGGGAGATGATAGCTTTAATGCATTCAGAATTATCAGAAGCATTGGAAGCTATGCGGCAAGGTAATCTACCATCAGATCATATCCCTGCATTTAGTTATGTTGAAGAAGAATTTGCTGATGTGATTATTAGAATTATGGATTATGCTTTCA